ATTACGCACCTTCGACACCGAAGATACCTCTAGGGTCTGATACGCCAAAAACGTATCTTTCTCTAGCTTTGTATCTAACGTTGCCAGTATCAAAGTCCCCTTCCATCTTAGTAGTAAGAGGAGCTCTGTTAAAGTGTTTCATCCCATTGGGAACATCTGTAGAAATGTACCAAGAGTCAGTATCAGTTAAGAAATTGTTCACTCTATAACCTTGAGGAACCATTCCCATAGATTTGACTGCATTGATATCATTATCTGCAGTACCAACTCTACCTTGAGATTTAAATAATCTCTCAGCAGTAAATTGGTTTGCCGGTGGCACAATCATCTTAGTACCCTTAGCTGCAATTTTTAAACCTCTTTCATCAGTCATAGCAGCGATATCTATCAGTGCTTGTTCTAATGAAGTTTCGTTTAAGTCAGCTTGAGTAGTTAAAGTATTTTGAAAAGTACCTGCAATCGTTGGATGCGCAGTACTAAACAATTGTTGACCGTCTCCTGAAGTGAACGAACTCAATGAAGGTAATCCGTTATTCAGAGGCGCAGCCCCTTTAACTTGTTTTGTTTGTGACATCGATCTTGCTAAAGCTTTTGTGTATCTAGAAGCAAGTCTGTCATACAGGTTGTCTTCAATAGCTTCCTCAGTGATAACAAAAGCGAGAACAATTGTCTCGTTAGTGTATCTTACTGTGAAAGTTTCTTGCGCCGTATCATAAGCAACTCCAGATCCTTCTGGTTTTACATATGCGTTAGCGAAACCTGATAACATAACTTCCTCTTCGAAAGCTCTATCAGATGATTCAGTCGTATAAATTTCCGCCGACTGATTTTCGTATTGTTTGTATTCCAGGCCGAACAGAGCGTTCAAACCTGGCTCTAGTTCTTTGACTAGCTGATTACGTGATATTGCCATAGTTTATATTCTCCTTAGACCTAAATACTAGCTGTTGCTTTTAAGAAGTGCTCGTTGATCTGAACTCTCCATACAACGTTGGCTGAACCAATATCGTTGTTAGAAGGGTCTCGAGAAACGCCTAGCACTCTCAATGTAGCTGAACCAGTTCCACCGCCAGTTAAAGTCGAATCGTCAAGAGTTGTTCTTGAAACCCAATTCGGCGTCACGCCAGCAGAGTAACTAATGTCAGCATTGTTGAACACATCGGTTGCCGCTGATGCTCCGGAAGCGTTCGAACGTATTTCGAACATTTGATACGGATCATCATGAATAAATCCCACTATATCTGTTGCAGCATTAGAGCCTTGCAGATAATTTTGGAATGTAGGCTTGGATGTAGTCGCATCGGTGTAGAATACACCGTTCAGGGTTCCGATAGCAGTATCAGTTGCAGCAGCCACGACGATTGTACCAGTATTGGCAGATTTTACCATATCCTGATGATAAATAGCCGTTGCGTTCGCATCGATATTGTATTCAGAAAGCCCCTCATTGTCATCGTTCTGGCCAATTTTTCTTATTGATCTCAGACCGAATCCAGTGCTTGACTGATTAGCCATAGTATTTACTCCTTATGCAAACTACTTTCGTAGTTCACGGTTAATTTAATCGCTGGTAGGGAATTGGTTGTTATCCCGAGAAGTAATTACTTCTTTGTACCACCGAAGGTTGTACGAGACGACCGATCAATTTCGATCGGCATACTCTTATGCTGTTCCTTCAATAAATCGTTATCCATTGCAATCATTTGATCTTTTGCTTGTTGAGCAAAATATTCTTGTCTTGACTGCGCGATCTCTTCCGGTACTCTAGTCAGCACTAGGCCTCCGTGTCCGATCACCCCTGTGTATTTGCCATCCTGGATTACTGGGAAATCACCTTCTGGATATTCGTCTGCTCTCACTAATTCGTAGCCGGACCTTAAGCGTCCTTGTACGTTTTTCGTGTCAACGAATCCCAAAATTTCAATCCTGACCCATCTGTGTCTGAATCCATTTGGCGCGTTGGGTGTATCTAAATACGATGGTGGAGTCCAAACTTTCTTACGCGTTTCTTTTTTTGTTTGGCTCGCACGGGAAGTGTTTTT